CGCGGCGTGCAGCTCTTCATCGCGCCGGACGAGGAACGGAAGACCGACAAGGCCACCCGTATCGAGGCCAACCTGGAACCCCTCAACCGCGAGGGCAACCTGATACTGAACGAGGCGGAGCGCGACGACCCGCACATGAAACGCCTCGAGGACCAGTTCAAGCTGTTCACGCTCCGCCTGAAGTTCCCCGCCGACGGACCGGACTGCGTGGAGGGCGGACTGAGAATACTGAAACGGAAAGTGCAACAACTGGAACCGGTGGTGACGCTCCGCCCCAACCGGAACCGCAACCATAAACGATTATGAGCAAGTTTATCAAACCGGAAGACTACGACGCCAGCATCCATGCCGAGATACTGGACCGCCTGACGCGCAGCGACGAGAGCATCGTGGAAATCTGCGAGGACCGCGCCATCGCCGAGATGCGCAGCTACCTGGGCGAGCGTTACGACGTGGACGCCATCTTCTCCGCCGAAGGCGACGACCGCCACCCGCTGGTGCTGATGATGGCCATCGACATCACCGTCTACCACCTCTTCTCCATCCATAATCCGCAGAAAATATCGCAGGTGAGGGTGGACCGCTACGAGCGGGCCGTGGAATGGCTCAAGCAGGTGGCCAAACGGCAGGTCAGCGTGGACGGCGCCCCCGTCCTCGACACCCAGAAGCAGCAGTCGCCGTGGCTGATGCACAGCAACCCCAAACGGCATAACCATCTTTAAAAACCCTACGGACATGAAACTGACCGATATCATACCTTCATTCGCCAACCGCACTTCGCGCAAGGGCGGCGGACGAATCACAGAGGGCGGCAACTTCCGCCCCGGCAGCACCGTTGTGCTTACCGCCCCGAAGCGGTTCAACATCGACCTGCAGGACTTCATGCAGGCCATCCACAGTGCGGAGGACGTGGACTTCACACGCCGCTCCCGCCTCTACGACATCTACACCGACACCCTCATCGACGCCCATCTCTCCGGCTCCATCGAGCACCGCAAGGCGGGCGTGCTGAACCTGCCGTTCACCTTCGTGCGCGACGGGCAGGAGGACGAGGCCGTCAAGGAGCAGATTGACAGCCCCTGGTTCCTCGGATTCATCGACGACGTCCTCGACTCCATCTTCTGGGGTTTCACCCTGGTGCAGTTCTACCTCGACAAGAACGGATGGGTCAACTACTACATGGTGCCGCGCAAGCACGTCGACCCCGTGCGCAACCTGATCAAGCACCGTCAGGAAGACATTGTGGGCACAAGCTTCGAGGAGTACGACGGCCTGCTGATGATCCGGAGCAAGGACCCGCTGGGCATCCTGGCCCGCACGACGCCCCTCGTCATCTACAAGCGCGGCTCGATGGGGGACTGGGCACAGTTCTCCGAACTCTTCGGAATGCCGGTGCGCAAGTACACCTACGACGCGGCCGATGCCGAGGCGCGTGCCGCCACGATGGCCGACGCCGAAGAGCAGGGCGGTGGCAGCGTGTTCCTCTGCCCTCAGGGCACAAACCTGGAGTTCATCGAGTCGGGCAACAAGACGGGCAGCAACGACCTCTATTCCGGCTTCGTGGACCGCTGCAACGCGGAAATCAGCAAGGCGGTGCTGGGCAACACGCTGACCACCGAGGCCAGCGAGACGGGCACGCAGGCGCTGGGCACCGTCCACAGCAAGGTGGAGGAGGCCTTGTTCCTGAAGGACCTCCGCTTCGTGCTCAACGTGCTCAACTACGACATGACGGACATCTTCGAATCGCTGGGCATCCATACCCGCGGCGGCAAGTTCACCGTGGCCAAACCGAAGAACACGAGCGAGACGACGGCCCGCGTCAACATCCTCGAGAAGGCGGTGACGGTCTTCCAACTGCCGATGGACGATGACTACCTCTATGAGGAGCTGGGCATCGACAAGCCGGAGGAATACGAGCGGCTGAAGAAGGAGTTACAGGAACGGGCTGCCGCCAGTCCGCTGATGATGCGACAGCCGGCCCTTAACCCGCAGAACCGCGCGCAGCCTTTTTTCGCAGTCGCCCCGCAGGACGGAGACGGGGCTTTAGACTGGTGATGGACGAACTGTACGGCATCCCCGAAATGCCGGACCAGGACGATATAGACTACATGGGCGACGCCATCACGCCGTTGCAGGCCAAGGCGGAGGAGGTGAGCCAGGCGTTCGGGTTTACCGAACAACTGATTCTGGACTTCCTCCACCGCCTGTACGACGGGAAGCTCGACCCGAAGCAGGAGATTGACGCTCCGATGTGGGAGCAGGTGCGCACGGTGCTGCGCGAGGCGGTGGCCAAGGGCTATGACGAGCCGAACATGCCGGACGCTGACAAGGTGTTCTATGAGCAGCTGCAACACAACACGGACGTGTTCGCGGCCTTCAAGGTGCACCGTATGCAGAACGACATGGCGCACATGCTGCTCGATTCGAACGGCAAATTAAAAACGTTTGAACAGTGGTCGAACGACGTTCAAACGATAGCCAGCCATCAGGTGGGCCACTGGTTGCAGACGGAGTATGACACGGCGGTGATTCGCGCCCATCAGGCGGCGGACTGGCAACAGTTCGAGCGGGAAAAGGACGTGCTGCCCAACTTGAAGTGGATGCCGAGCACCAGCGCACACCCCGGAGCGGACCATCGTGTCTTCTGGGGAACGGTTCGTGCCATCAACGATCCGTTCTGGAGCAGCCATCGTCCCGGCGACCGCTGGAACTGCAAGTGCTCGCTCTCGTCTACCGATGAACCGATTACTCAGGTTCCGGACGCTGCGCCCTCTGATGAGCCGCAGAATGGATTGGAAAATAATCCAGGAGTGGATGGGAAAGCGTTCTCGGATAGTCATCCGTATTTCCCGGCTAACTGTGCGTCGTGCGACTTCTATAAAGGAAGCAAGGAAGGATTTACCAATCGTGTAAAAAACTGCTATAACTGTCCGTATGCAAACGGCTGTATGAGTAGTCTTTTCAATGACGATAAGGAACCGCCTGAAAATTATACTTTGGATGAAGTATATGGAAAGAGATTGAGAATCCATAAAGATGCTTCAGAAGGCGAACTTAAATATAACTTGAAAGCAGCGAGAAGTATCTTAGGTTCATTTCCGTCAGCAAAAATAGACATTCGTAAACATGTTTTAATTAATGGTCTGAAGAACCCTGAATATATTATCAATGGGCATGTAGCAGACAGGAAAGGCATTGAAAGTTTAAAGGGAATATCAGATGCTTTTTGTAAGGCTTTAGAGCAGGGGTGCAAGATTGTAGTGTTAGATCTTGACTATAATTTTAAGAAACGTCACTTAAGCCTTACTGAACTTTCGACCAAACTTAGCTGGCGGACATGCGATTTTATTTCAAAGGATATAGATTACTGTTATATCATATATAAAGGAAAATGCGCGATGGTGGACAGAACAGTATTCCCGGAAGAACTATTATCTCTAAAAAAATGGGTTGTTAAAGGGAATAAAGAACATATTGAAAAATTGAAATCTAATATTCTAAAGGTTTTAGAAGAGAAATTAGAGCCATAACAAAAATTGTCATGGCTCTATGCCTCACGGCTTGAAGTTATCGCGCCTTTTCGTAGGTCTTATGATGCAAATTTACGGAATATTATTTAATGTCCAAACAATTTAATAGAAAAATATCTCGATGAACGAAAAAGAATTTATAAACCGACTAAAATCGAAGCAGCGGGAGATAGAAAACCTCACCCGACGGCGGCTGCCCATCATTGTGGGCCGTATGGCGAAGGACCACTTTCAAGAGAACTTCCGCCGGGGCGGTTTCGTGAACGGAGGCATCCACAAGTGGCCCGACTCTAAGCGCCAAAGCTCCGGCTACAACAATGCAGCTTCGCAGTACGGCCCGCTGCTCTCGTCCCGCCGCCACCTCTTCAGCAGCATCAAGTACACGCCCGGCAACGCCAGCGTCACCATCAGCAACGACCTGCCCTATGCCGCCATCCACAACAACGGCGGCACCGTAAACGTCAGCGTCACGCCCAAGATGAAACGCTACGCCTGGGCGAAGTATTACGAACTGTCCGGCAGGGGCACCGACCGCAACGGCAAGAAGCGCAAGCGGGGCAAGGCCACCGAGGCGGCCGACAACGCGCAGGCCTCCTTCTGGAAACGGCTCGCCCTGACCAAGAAGACCTCGATGCAGATACGCATCCCGCAACGCCAGTTCATCGGTGAGAGCCGGGAGTTGCGTGAGAAGATCAATGAGAGAATCAACCAGGAACTTAAAAAACTTTTAGAAGCATAACGATATGACTACATTCTTGAGCGAATTGATCGCACATATAGCCCTGACCATGGGCTATGACGTACGGCTGGTGGACGAGGACTGCGGCCAGCTGGAAGCCTTGCAGTACGGCGAGGACCAATATCCGGTGACCTTCCCCTGCGTGATGGTGGGCACACCGGAGACCGAGTGGAAAACCTTCAAGTCCGACGGGCAGCGGGGCAGGGCCGTCCTCTCGGTGCGCATCGCCTTCGACTGCTACGACGACACCCATTACGGCAGTGGCGGACAGGAAGCGGCCGCCGAGCGTGCCCGCATCGCACACAAACTGAACATGATGATCCAGGGATGGGGATGCGCGTCGTCCGGCGCGATGAACCGCCTCCGCAGCCGCGGCGTGGCACTGCCGAAGGGCGTGAAGGTGTACGAGACCGTCTACGAGGTGAATGTGGCGGACACCGTGACCGGCGTCTTAGAAGAGGGATAGCTGCGCGTTGAGGTTGTGCAGGCCCTCGATGACACGTGGCTCCGCACTGGCGTTGATGATGTTGTAGAACGTCTTCTCGCAGATATGGTACTTCGGCCAGATGAACTGGCGCAAGATCTCGCGGTTCGACAATCCTGACCGGCTGTGCTCGTCATAGATGCGAATCACGTCTTCCACTCTGTAAAGGTAGCTTCTACCGACTATTTTCCCGCTTTTTCTCATGGATGTATGATAATGAATGTTTTCACCACAAAAATAAGAAAAAGACGGCGAATCTGCAATAAAACGGAGACTTTTTCACCGTTTCGCGCATAAAAAGAGCCCGAAAGACTTGAAATCCTTCGGGCTTCTTCTTATTTCTGAGGTTTCGTCAGGTTCCACACCCGGCCTCCGGTCTTGCTCACGGCCCGCTCCATGAACTCCATGGCCGTGTAGTCGGCTGGATCGATGGTGAAGGTCACCGCCACGATGCCGGGCGTCTTCGCCTTCTGGAAGGTGAGGGGCATCGGCTTGTCATACTGCACCCAGTAGCTCAGGAACTCCAGCGTCGTGCTTTCCTCCAGCTGCACGGCCACCCTTTGCGGCCCGAACAGCGACGGCTCTGCGTTCATACCTTCCGCGTGATGTCACGGTAAACAAACGTGCCCGGCACGTATGGCTGCACGGTGAACTCGATCACGCCGCTCACCACCACGCGCCCGCTGCCCTGGCAGTCGGGGCACACTTCCGATATCTCCTCCCTTTCGAATTCGTCGAGGTGGCGGTAAACGCCGGAGCCCCGACAGGTGGTGCAGAGGGTAATCTTGGGATGCTTGTAGCGTCTGTCCACCTTGAT